TGTTTCATGAGGTTAAAAAGGGATACAAGTTAGATTCGTACAGTCTCAACAACGTTTCTAAACTGTATCTCGGTGATCAAAAAATTGATATGGCTCCCAAAGAAATGTTTGCTCGTTTTGTAGAAGGTGATCCTAAAAAGTTATACGAAGTGGCAGAATACTGCATCAAAGATACACTTCTCCCACACAAACTAATGAAAAAGATGTGCATCCTACTAAACCTGGTAGAGATGGCAAAGGCAACATGGGTACCTCTATCTTTTTTGGTTGAACGTGGGCAACAAATCAAGGTGTTTAGTCAGTTGTCTAAAAAAGCTCGTGAATTGGGTTACATGGTACCAACGATTAAATATGGTTCTCTCCCCGAAGAGCAATACGAAGGTGCAACGGTTCTAGAAGCCCAAAAGGGTGCGTATTACACTCCAATCACAGCCCTAGATTTTGAGGCTCTGTACCCGAGTATCATGATGGCACACAACCTCTGTTATTCTACATACGTCATGGACGAGCGACGATATGGTAAGATTCCTGGGATTACATATGAAACATTTAACATTGGAAATAAGACGTATAAGTTTGCACAAGATGTACCGAGTTTATTACCAGCCATTCTTATGGAGCTTAAACAGTTTCGTAAAAAAGCCAAAAGAGATATGGCAGCTGCAACAGGTTATATGAAGGAGGTGTACAATGGTAAACAGTTGGCCTACAAAGTTTCGATGAACTCTGTGTATGGTTTTACAGGTGCAGGTAAAGGTATTCTCCCGTGTGTGCCTATTGCATCTACGACAACGTGTAGGGGTCGTGGTATGATTGAAGAAACTAAGACGTATGTTGAGGCAAACTTCCCCGGTGCGAAGGTAAGATATGGTGACACGGATTCTGTCATGGTTGAGTTTGATGTAGGTGATCGTAAGGGTGTAGAAGCTATCGAGTATAGTTGGGAGATTGGTGAACGAGCTGCGGAGGAGTGCTCAGCCCTTTTCAAGAAGCCAAATAACCTAGAGCTTGAGAAGGTCTATTGGCCTTATTTTTTGTACTCAAAGAAACGATATGCAGCCAAGTTGTGGACAAAGGGTAAAGATGATAAAATGCATATGGACTATATAGATGTAAAAGGCCTCCAACTTGTTCGACGAGATAACACACCTCACATGAGAGAAGTGTGTAAGGAACTATTAGATGTGGTCTTAACTTCTGGGGATCCGGGTCCTCCAAAAGAACTTGCGAGGGAGAGAGCAAATGAACTCCTATCAGGTGGAATATCACACGATAAACTCATTTTGAGTCAATCACTCTCAGATTCATACAAAGTTGGTGGAAAGAGTGTTTCGATTAGTAGTCCTGAAAGTATACACATAAATCAGGCTCATGTTCAAGTGGTCAATAAAATGAGACAAAGAAAGCCTGGATCTGAACCACAATCCGGTGACCGGGTGCCATATCTACTTACAAAAACAGACAATTCTAAGGCGAAGGCTTTTGAGAAATCTGAAGATCCAAAGTATGTTGAAGAGCATAACATCCCCGTCGATTACCATTACTACTTCGTGAATAAATTTTTGAATCCGGTGTGTGATCTTCTCGATCCTCTATTTGAAAATACAAAGCAGGAAATATTTGGTGAAATCATTGAACAGTATAAACCACCAAAGAAAGTCACTGGTCCAGCCTTGAGTGGTATGAAAAAGGAACAATTGATTGAAGAATGTGAAAAGAATAATCTTAGTAGTGAAGGTACGGCATTGGTATTACGGGATCGTATTAAAATGTTTAGACAAAAACAAAACTCTGTTGAAGACTTATTTAAAAGCTACGCGCAATCTAATGATAAGGCATGACAAACAAAAATAAATTTACAAAAATTGTAATTGACAATATCAAAAATATAATTAACGATCATCTTCCCGACCTCTTAGAAGAATCATGCAATGAATTTATGTATGACATGATCGATGAAGAAGCTAATGAACGAGTAAACAAAAAACTTGATGAAGTGTCAAAAGTGCATGGTATCCCTCTAGATCTATTATTGAGGGAGACGGATGATGTCACCATATGTAAAGGCACAAAAATCAAAGATGGTATCACACATAGATGTTCATTTAAAGCCGTTGACGGTGGGTACTGTAAATTCCATAAAGTTCAAGGTGACAAAATTAAAAAACGAGATCTCCCTAGTGTAAATAGTCATACACATGGACCCGAACAAATGTTCGTTAGAGGGTGTCCCGCATGTGAAAGTAAAAACAAGCTTATAGATTTGTGTCCTTATATTAAATAATGAGTAAATCGACCATTCTACTAACATCAATAAACAGCTTTTACAATGAGGAAAAGAATCGAACTAAATTAATGAACATTCTAGACAAGACGAGTGGTATATCACTTAGAAATTTGGAGTGGTTTATAACGAATTACGCTAAGAAGAATAATACAACTTACACGACACAAGATGGTAAGCTCTTTACCGTACATTGTGCATATAAGTCGAGTCTAGATGGGTATTCAAAGAAACTCTTTGATCCATTTTGTCGTTCACAGAAGTTTCCGTATACCATTCCTGGGACATCTCATGAAATTCATACAACTCTGGCACAGTTGAATTTCATCAAATGGTGTATTAAGAATAATATCATAGACTACATCTCCAATAATAAGACATCACTGTTTAATAAGCAAGTGACATAAATCCCTTATCAAATATATACGTTTGATAGCCGGTATAATACATGTTTAGCGAATAGTTATTACTAGACGTGTCTACGAGTGAATCAGACGATGTGTCCAACTTCACTTCTATAGACGTTTTATCAGATTTTATTTGACTAAAATCCAAGTTCCCCGATGGCTCCACATTGATCGGATTCATCGAGAAACTATAAGTATAGATATTTCTGATAGGCCTTGCTAATCTATTTCTAAATGGAATTAGATATTTGTAATAATAGTGATTTGTTTTAGAAACATTTGGTAATCTGTTTCCATTTATGTAAAAACTTGCTTCATCCATTATGGGATAGAAGAATGTACCCGTCTCATCAAAATGCACATTAGATGAAAAATTATAACGATTTTGATAATACTTCTCCTCTTGTAAAGATTTACCACCCGTAGAATCACTAGCATCTTCAAATTTTTCATTTCTTAAAAACCAATGAATACATTTCACTGGAATGTTGGGTACAAGGTTATTTCGAATCATTGTATCATTTGGTGTACTTATAATACTAGGGTGTTTACGTACAATATCAGTTATAAATGTTTGACGTTTAGTCGCCAAATATTGACGTTCTTCAGGGGTTAATGTGATTTCTTCTGTAACGAGTTTAAACTCTGGGAGTGAGAGTGTAGTCCCCGTATCTGTAAAAAAAGTTTGTGGGTGAAACTCCAACTCAAATTCTATTTTTTGACGGTGTACAGCACATACTGGGAAGTATGGACGATTTGGTTTATTTGAAGAATATTCATCACTTGCATATTTTCTAGAAAAGAAGAAGTGTAAAGGAATCATGAGATCAGCAGAATATTGTGAAAGGTCCTTAAATGCATCCAAAGTGGAGTCGTCATAACCTATGTTTCTATTTACGAGAAATCTATTAGCTACTTTTTCAGATATTTCTAAATAAAGCTCATCATAAATAATACCCCAATCATCATGAATTGTTTCAACTTCGAGTTCATCTACGAACATAGTGACACTTTTTAGAATATGTCTCCCCAATTGGTCTGCGTAATTTTTACCACCACCAAAATCTGTGAGACGTGGTATTGTGATACTCAGCCACATGTTACTCAAAAGATCACCCATATTTTGTGGATTGAATTGCACTTTAATAGTTTGACCAAATGGCCAACCTGAAATAGCACCAGGGTTAACAACATTACGACTTCTATGATATTTTCGAAAGTCTGAGTGTATCTTATCATTCTTATAATTAAAGAACGAGTCTTCTGGGTCTTTGGAAAGAAGGTGTGTATCCTGCTTTCCAATAGCTTTGAGAGAAATCTTTGCAGCTTCACCCATACTTATCTATTGTTTATATATTTTTAATATCATTCTTCCACATGTCCATAGCTGTAGTAGACTTCATAATCTCAAGATCCCTTTTCGCCTGTTCGGATTCTTTGAGAAGTTCACGAACACTCTCATCCGTGTACTGAACGGTTCTAATATTCAAAAGGTAGTCATATGTTCCACCAATTTGTGGGAAGAGTCCAGAAAGTTGGTTTTCAAGTTCTTGCTTTTTACGGCGAAATACAATGATATCACCGTTGATGACCATGGATACAAATCGAGACTTGTAATCACACATCTGTGCCTTTGCCTCCAGAACTTTGATGAGATGTTCTTTCCGCTTCTTGTAATACTCGTACCGAAGCTCAATAAAATCTTTTAGAATGAGTTCTGGACTTTGGTATTTATGAATACCCTTTGTTGGATGAAAGAGGTGCATATTGGTTGTACGGAGTGTCTTTTGAAGCTTGAGATCCTTAACCGCATCTTTTCCACTGTAATCTTGAATAAGAAAATCCACATTCTCAGTTGTACTGTTATTCGTGAAACCACTAATGATTTTCTTTTCAACAAGAGTATCGAGGTGTTCTTTGTAATCTTGGGTCCAACGTCCCGGGGGAAGTTCGGTCACCTTAACCGTCCTCCCAATACTACTCCATACACCTTGGGTCATCCATGAATCATCATCTTGTTCAAAAACCTCTCCCTTGAAACCCCTGAACCAGGGTTTCATTTTTTGAATACTTTTACCATTTAATACATTTGTAATATTATCACGAATATCCTTGGGATTGAATGGAGGTACGTAGCAACTGAAACCAGTACCAATACCCTCACTTCCATTAACCAAAATCATGGGTAGAGTAGGCATGTAAAAGTCTGGTTCAATAGACCGTCCATCATCATCCAAATAATTAAGAATCGCATCATCCTTGGGATCGAAAAGCTTACGAGCCTCAGATGTCAATCGTGTGAAAATATACCTCGTCTGAGAAGCATCCTTACCACCCATAAGTCGTGTTCCAAATTGACCACATGGTTCTAGGAGATTGATATTGTTGGAGCCCATGTAATCATTCGCCAATTTCACAATTGTATCAGCGAGAGATACTTCACCGTGATGATAGGCACTCTTCTCAGCTACAAAGGCAGCGAGTTGTGCCACCTTCATCTCAGCAGTCAAATTCTTTTGAAAACATGAATACATAACCTTTCGTTGGGAAGGTTTCAGACCATCACAAACGTGTGCGATAGAACGCTTGAGGTCTGCGAGACTGAAGTTTACCAGGTCCTTGTGAACAAAGTCGGTGATGTTCAACTGTTTCACATTACCGTAAGGAACCTCTAGCTCCTTGGGGTCTTTTGCAGTGCTTTCAAGAAGCCACGTCTTTCGATCATCAGCCTTTTTCTTGTCAAAAGCCAAAGTAATAGATTTATCAGACATCACATCTGTATCAAACTTGACTGTTAGATCTTCGATTTGCTTGAAATACTCACGCGCCTCCTTCGAAGTTGAGGTACCCAAACCCTTGTAATACTTGATGCGCCAACCGGGCTGTCCATTTCCATACCAGGTCCTGAATTTAGAATCCGTATAGAACGACTTGGTTTGGTTACCCCTAGTAGCCTTGATAATCGGGGTGACCATCGATACGACGAATCCCAATTTGAGGAGACTGGGCCAGAAGTAGTCAATCATGTTGAGAATTAGACCCTTGATATGCGAACCGTCGTTATCTGCATCTGTCATGATCATGAGACGACCATAGCGAAGCTCTGAAACATCTTTGTAGTCCTTCCCCTGTTGGAGACCAAGGATCTTCTTGAGATCATTGAACTCCTGGTTCCCTGTCAGCTGTGCCACAGAAGCATCCCGTACATTTTTGCACTTACCGCGGAGGGGAAAGACACCGTAGTGGTCTCGACCAACCACAGATAGACCAGCAACCGCGAGGGTTTTAGCCGAATCACCCTCTGTGACAATAAGGGTGCACTTTTTGGATTGCGCTGTTCCAGCTTTGTTTGCATCATCCAATTTAGGGATGCCAGTAATCTTAGACTTTCGTGCTCCACCATCAGTCTTGGCAAGCTCCTTCATCTCTTTGAACTTTGAGAGAGCTGTAAGCTCATCGGAAATACCCGTTTTTAGGACGTTTTTAACAAAGGTTTTAGGCATCTCAAATTTAGATCCAAAATCTTGAACTTTTAGGGTACATTCAGATTTGACTTGACTCGAGAATGAAGGATTCTCGAGAGTGGCCTTTACAAAGATATTGAAGGTGTTCTTCACTTGTTGAGGCTTCAACTTAATCTTCTTTGCCATCTCTTCGATGACACCCGATGCAACTAGGGATGCCACGTGGTCTACATGAGTTCCACCCTTGGTTGTGCAGATACCATTGACGAAGGATACCTGCTCTAGACCATTCTCTGACGGTCCAATACATACAGACCAACGGTCTCCCGTGACTGATGTCACATTCTCAACACCTTCATGCATCTTGGCATAGGTATCGAGGTTCTGTTTGGGTAGAACATCTCCATTGAACTTGACCTTACAGTTCGGGGTTGTGCAAATATTTGCATCCCAAACTCTCTTTTGGAAAATCTTATAGATGGCATTTTCCATCTTAGAAAGGCCAAATCTTCGCCAATCGGGGACAAAGGTCACAGAAACAGATGACGTGGCACCCGAATGTTTTTTGATTTTTGGTGGTTCACAGACGGTCATATTTTTAGACCATTTCTGTGTATAGGTCTGTTTATTTTCATGGTCCTTGA